ATTCAACAACTTCTTAAAAAATACCATAACGCTACACTTAAAAACCAATACGAAAAAGCCACTCAAATTGCTTGTCAGTTAGCTGAAGAAACCATCCAATTAGAGTTTGCCACTTATGACCAGGTAAGGAAACAATGGTTAGGATAATGCGCAATATGTTTACTAGAGTTGTAGATTATGATGAACTATACGGGTTAATACCTAGTAATGAGAAGTTTTTTCCAAGCGACATAGATGGTATATGCGAAAGAAATGGGCAGTTTTTGATTATGGAATGGAAGCGCCCCAAAGATGATAAGTATGAGGGCGAGAAAGTAAGCTACGGTCAGCAAAAACTACTTCAAGCCTTAGCCGCCAAAGAGGGTTTCATTGTTGTCATTATTTATGGTAAAACAGATGACAAGATGGAAATAGAGAAGTTTTATAGAGTGCAACCACAAGGCCCATGTATTGCATTAGGCTGCGGTACAGATATGTTTAAAAAGTTTTACCAACAATGGTATGAATTAGCTGATGGCTACAAAAAATGAAAAGAACACTCTCAATAAGATTGCAGAACTCGGATGTATTCTATGTTCCGAATACTTTGGGATTGAAGGCACACCGGCAGAACTCCATCATGTTAGACGGTATGGAAATGTTCGGTCTGCATCCCCAATCTTGCCTTTATGCCCAGAACACCATAGGGGAAACTCTGGTATTCACGGATTGGGTGCAAAAGGTTTTATTAAAAAATACTCAATATCCTTTGAGACGCTATTGGAACGAGTCAACGAAAAACTTGGAAAGGGAATTAGCTAATGACAACATTCACTACGGCAGACCGCTTGGCAGTTGAAGCTACAATTCTAAAGGGTCAACAAACCCAATTTCAGACCAAATACGGTAGGCTTTATTACGAAACTCCTTGTCGTGATGTGTCCAACGAGAACTCTTGTGCCGACTCATGTGGATGCACTCATGCAGAAGCACTTTTAACACCGTATCCAAAGTCCCACAACGAATTTCAGAAATAGTAATGGTGTGTTCGTATTTATCATTACCTGGGTCATATAAGTATGTACCCATGTTTTCACCTTTATCAACAATAAAATCAATTTCTTCTGGTAACGGCATATTTTTGTAGTTGCAAAAAGGCTTCATGCAATAAATTGCTGAATACAAGTGACTTAAAATAGCTGGGGTAAGTTTCATACTTGATGTATCTTGCCTCTAAATTCAACCTCATCCTCACCCCAAACTCTAATCATTTCAGGCTGCAATAGTTTGCTGCGGTCAAAAGTAAGCATTACAAATCCGCTATTCCAATCCTTTGCTTGGTCTTCCGCATAGGAAAATTGTTGTCCTAAAGGGTCTGCAAGCGTACCAGTTTGCACTCCCCAGCGTGTACCGTTGTAATCATTAAATGGAATAGCAGAAAGCACATGGGTATGCCCAGTAATCATATTGACACCAGCATTGACAGTATTGTTTCTGCCACCTGTCCATCCACCTTTCCAACGATGCTTAATACAAGTATCTTCATTCACCCAAAATGACCAACAAGGTTGCCACATAGGAAAGTAGTCTTTAAGGCTAGTGCCTGGTATGCCCTCAAACGATGGAAGATTAGCTACAATGTTAGCTTCTAGCCTTTGGTCATGATTACCCATTGGAAAAAATAACTTAGCACCTTTAGCTGCTGATTCAATTTCGCCCAAGTAATATTGACATGCTTCTAATTCTTCTTTCATTGTTGGTAACTTATTCCAATCAGTACGAGGAAAGCGACTAATAGAAGCCCCATCTAGCGCATCGCCATTGCACACGACAGCAGTCGGCTTGTACTCTTTAATCATCTCTATTAGGGCTTTGAAGGCTGTAGTAGTTTCGTCAGGCCAAAAGTGTGCATCACTAAATACAATAACTCTACCCTTTTCAATGTCCATACCTCTGCGTACATTGCCAGGTGTTTGTTGTATTTTCTTTGTATAAGCTGGATTTTGGCTATTAAATGTATCTAATTTGATACGCAGTCTATTCTCTAAAGACCTACGCCTTGCCATTACATTTCTTACTGCTATTCCGTGTATTTTTGCAAATTCACTTGGGCTGCCAATCTTATTCCAAGACTCAATCCATTGTTCATCCGTTAAATGGTAGCCAGACATTAAATTTCCCCTATAATCAATAAGTTACCAAATACTAACCTAAAATATGACATTCGCCAAAAAAGTAGATAAAAATCAAGCAAGTGTTGTAAAAGCACTACGAGATTATGGTGCAGATGTATATCTTTTGCACATGGTTGGTGGAGGAATACCAGATTTATTGTGTTTATACGAAGGACACACACTACTTTTGGAGGTTAAGGATGGTATTGATAAGAAGCTGACCCCAGCGCAAATCAAATTATTTGCCAACTGGAAAGGTGGGCATTTATATAGGGTAAATTCAAGCGAAGAAGCAATAGAAGTATTAAAATCATTAAAAATGGAGTGATTTATGAATGAAACGCCTAATGTTGCTATGTTTGCCGCTACTTTATTGCATAGCGCTACTAATACTCATTTCTTCCATTGGTCAACAAATTCTTACTCACAGCATAAGGCTTTGGGCAAATACTACGATGAGATAGTTGAGTTGGTAGATGACTATGTAGAAGCCTATATGGGTTGTTACGAACAGATTAAAGAATTCCCAAGCGTCTATCACCAGCCTAAAGATGCCCTCAAGTACATGGAATCATTAAAGAATTTTGTAAATGAAGCCAATTCAGATTTGCCGCAAAAACAAGAATTAATCAATATTGTTGCAGAAATACAACAGTTAATTGATTCTACTATCTACAAACTTAAATACCTCAAGTAAGGAATAGCTATGCCAATGGATAAATCAGGTTCAGCCCAATCGGTTGGTAAGAACTATAAGACAGAAGTTGCCGCAGGAAAGCCAAAGAAACAAGCATTGGCGATTGCGCTTAATGAACAGCGTACCCATGCAAAAGGCAAGCGTAAAGCTAAGTTAGAAGAGTCTTACGCTAAGTACATAGAGACAAAATGAGTCGCCAAGACCAAATCCGTAGTGCAATGGATAAGCATGATAAGCCTATCCCGCATAAAACTACAGGCTCTGGCAAGACTTATAACCCTACAGATAAGGGTGCAGGCATGACCGCCAAAGGTAGGGCGCAATATAATGCCAAGAATGGTAGTAATTTAAAAGCACCTCAAAAGAGTGGTAGTAGACATGATAGTTTTTGCGCCAGAATGAAAGGCGTTGTTGCACACGCTAAAGGCCCTGCTGAACGGGCTAAAGCATCATTAAAAAATTGGAATTGCTAATGAAACCTGGTTTATACGCTAATATTCACGCAAAGCAAGAACGCATTAAAGCTGGTTCTGGCGAAAAGATGCGTAAACCTGGTAGCAAAGGTGCGCCAAGTGCTAGTGACTTCAAAGAAGCTGCTAAAACTGCTAAACCTACTCGTAAAGAGATGATTGCTTCAAAGATGAAGGATATGTAATGAAACACATGACAAGAAGCTACCCGCCAAAGAACGCTATGCTGCGTCCGCACAAAGAATCAACACTTGAAAAACAACAAAGACAGCGTCAAGACCATAATCCCCCATTAGAACTAGATGAGAGTGGTATCCTTAACAAGAAAGCTAACCAACGCATGAAGCGTAAACAGGCTTTAATGGATGCTATGAACAAGAACCATGACCCTGATATTGTTGGCTAAATTGATGTAGAATTAAACCCTTACAAATCAACTACTTGAGAATGTATGGCTGAAAAACAATCAAAATCAATCAAAGGCGGTGCAAGAGAGGGTGCAGGAAGGCCTGCTGGAGTGCCTAATAAGGCCACAGGCGAGGTTAAAGCTGCCATTGCTGCCTTTACCTCTGCTAATGTTGACAAGCTAGATGAGTGGCTTAATTCGATTGAAGACCCTGCTAAACGCTTAGACCTTTATTTCAAGGCGCTTGAATACACTATGCCTAAACTAGCTAGAAGTGAAGTAGTGGGTGACGAAAAAGCCCCTCAACGCATGGTGGTGTCTTGGAAGAAGTAAAGCTAATGCAAGGGGATTGCTTAGAAGTAATGAAAACCATCCCTGATAAGTCTATAGACGCTATTATTTGCGATTTACCTTATGGCACTACTGCTTGCAAGTGGGATAGCGTAATACCTTTTGAACCCCTTTGGGCGCAATACAATCGCATTATTAAAGACAATGGGGTAATAGTATTGTTTGCTAGTCAGCCATTTACTAGCGCATTAGTGATGAGTAATACAAAATGGTTTAAATACCAATGGGTATGGGAAAAATCTAGGTTTGCCAACCAAATGCTTGCAAAAGTGCAACCTTTAAAAATACATGAAGATATTGTTGTTTTTGCCAAAGAAAAAGCTGTTTATAACCCACAGGGATTGATTGAAGTAAACAAAGTAACTTCTCAAGGGTCAAAAATAACCGACAACAATGGTGGCGGCGTAAGAAAAACAAGTTATTTACAAACTCATACTAACTACCCTCGGTCAATACTTAGGTTTGGTAGTGAAGGTAAAACTGTTCACCCCACACAAAAACCTGTAGATTTACTTGAATATCTTGTAAAAACCTATACAAATCAAGGTGATACTGTACTTGATAATTGCATGGGCTCTGGCACTACTGGCATAGCTTGTAAGAATTTAGGCCGTAAATTCATAGGCATTGAACAAGACCCTAATTACTTTGAAATAGCCTTAAAGCGTATATATGAGTGATGTAATTGATGTCGAACTAGACTATAAGCCTAGAGATGTATTCTTAGACTTCCACGAAAGAACAGAACGCTGGGCTGTCATAGTAGCGCATAGACGATGTGGTAAAACTGTTTCTTGTATTAATGAATTGATATATAAAGCATTGATTGAAAACAAAGAGGATGGTAGATATGCGTATGTTGCACCTTATTACAGCCAAGCTAAAAACATTGCTTGGGATTATCTCCTTAGGTTCTCTAAGCCTGTTATGGCAAAAGCTAATCAAAGCGAACTCTGGGTCGAACTCATTAATGGTGCGAGGATTCGACTGTTTGGTGCTGACAATGCTGATTCCCTGCGTGGTCTTTACCTTGATGGTATCGTGCTTGATGAATATGCTGATATGCGCCCTCGTATTTGGGGTGAGATTATTAGACCACTCCTAGCCGATAGACTAGGTTGGGCAGTATTCATTGGTACACCTAAAGGCCATAATGCGTTTTATGACATATACGACAACGCTACTAAATCACCTGATTGGTTTGCCAAAACTTTAAGGGCTAGTCAAACTAACTTATTACCACAATCAGAGTTAGAAGATGCTGCCAAATCAATGACGCAAGACCAGTATCTTCAAGAATTTGAGTGCGATTTTGAAAGTTCCATAGTTGGGGCTTACTACGGCAAGGAAATGCGCCAGCTTACAGACCAAGACAGAATTACCAAGGTTGAACTAGACCCTATGTTTCCGCTATTTAGTGCGTGGGACTTGGGTTACTCAGACGATACAAGCATTATTAGTTACCAGGTTGT